TGGTTAGACATTCATGAGCCTCTTTGGAATCTTGCTGTCGGCACTCGAGACGCATGTCTTCGTCGTGCATATCATGGGTTTAGGGAATAGGTTGAATCCGGTCTCGATGTTTCCAAGAGGTTTATCGTGGCAGCTGTAGCTTCTCTTGACGCTTCCGTCGGGTTCGCGAATGATGCATGACTGGAAACCTGAGTTGCACATCCATCCTTCGAACTGATTAAAGTTAAAAGCGTTGAATCTTTCAGACTGATCTAGATACCATTTATTGCCGAGCTCATCGGTCAATTCGACTTGAAAGTCTTGCGGAACCTTGCTGTCGTTCTCGATCGCAATGTCTTCGAGCGGCTTCTTCGCCTTTGGCCTAGTGATCTGCTTCTTCGTGTCCGTAAAGAATCTCTGTGGCATACCGTTCCATAAGATCTGAAGCATGTGATCAGTGTATCCGGGAACAACGACCGAAGCCTTAGGGTCGCTCTGCGGCTTGAGAGTCACATTGATGCCGCGATCGTGGAAGTACATCGCCTCGTCATAGAGTTCATAGAACCACTGGGGAACCATGACCATGTTGATCGTCACCTGTATGTCCCAGCTCTGAAAGAACTCAAGCTTGTCGGCGAACTCCGCTACCTTCTCAGGAGTGTTGAGGTGCTCCTTATGGAAGGAAGCCGTGACTGAGACTCTATTAAAGTTCGCGGCGATCCTAACATACTTCTCAAAGAACTTCATGCTCTGCGAGCAGTTCGACGTCATGTGAACCGAAGTGTAGTTGCAGTTTGGAACGTCGTCGGCTAAGTGCTGAAGTATGTCTAGGTATCCCGGATGGAAAGTAGGCTCACCGCCCGATAGACTGAAGTGGTAGCTGTTGAATCCGTTGAACCTCGATTGACGCTTGATCTCATCGATAGTCTTCAAGCAGAGCTCGGTCGACCTGTGATCCTTCGTTCGACTGTTCGCGTACGGCCAGCAGTATGAGCAGTTGTAGTTGCAGAACCTACCTAAGATCCAGCTGACGACAAATAAGTCTCGGTAGATCATCGACCTCTGACCGACTTTGACTATCCTGTCGAACGGTATCTTAGTGAAGTCGTAGTTGCTCCAGTTCAACTGATCCATGATTTATCCTGCATAGCGTCGACGCTGATCTCGTTTATCACCAAGTTTCTAGGCTGATCGATAATCCACTTGATGTACTGCGCGGCTTGATCGATGTCAATCACCAGTCTATCCGGATGTTTGTGCTGGTTGTTAGAAAGCGTGCCGAAGCTCGCGTAGGTCACCTTTGGTCCAGCCGCTTTCTTCCATATCGACTCAAGACCCATAGTGTTGCACATGTCGCGAAGTGCTTTCTTCTCGGTGTTGTATACCCAAACTTTGCTCGATTTATCGGTGGTGCTTCCAACGTTTATTATGTGTAGGTCGTGATTGTACTTGACCGCCGATGTGTATAGTTCAAATAGAAGCAGCGACTGGTTGAACTCGTGCAGCGCCGAGTTGTTGATGAACACGTCGTACTCCAGAGACTTCTCAACGATCGCTTTTCGCGTCTGTCTATTACAGAGATCGTGACCGGTCTGCCTGCTGATGAAGTCTGCGTCCGGATAAAGCGACTTGAGTGATTTTGCTAAACCGAATTCAGGGTTACCAGTGATCAAGAGTTTCATAGCTGAGTCCGGGATCTATAAGGAAAGCGTGGTTCAGTAGCTTGTATATGCCGAGCGCTTTTTTATCAAATCTGCAGTCAAAGAGAGTTTCGAGCTCTTCAGCGTACTTAAACCCGTCTTCCGCCATCAGCCTATCTACGTAGACCGGTGTCTCGGTTGCGTGCGGCTCGTCGATTAAATTGTCTCTATAGAATTTATAAGCTGAAGTGTTGCGATAGTGGTGCAGTATCTTACTTTCAAAAACGTAGTCGTATATCGGCTTGTTGCGCTTATTCTCAAGAGTCAAGAAGACATTGAGTGATCCGGGAAATATCTCCTGAAGCGGAAGGAAGCTTTGATACTTACAGTAGTGAGTGTTGAACACCGTCTTTTCATGGCAGAGTTTTGAGAGCTGCCACCTGAGGTCTTCCATTAAGTTGCTTCTAAAGTCTTCGCCGCAAACTTGCTTGTAGTAGTTACACTGCCTTCTTGCAAAGTCTGTGTCTTCACCAAAGAAGAAGTTCCTGTTCTTCTGTGTATCGTGCATTCCAACGATGATGTCAAGATTCTTAACACCAAAAGCCGACGTAATTCCCGGCGTCGTGTAGGTCGCCGTTAGACCCCTGCTGAGCTTGGGATCGGTGTTTGTTATCAGACACGCTATGAAGTCACCGTGGTACCCGTGAGGATAGTTTATGGTGATTAGCTTTGACCACTCTTCCATGCTTTAGTCGCTGCGAAGTTCGCTCTCGAGAACTCGCCCCTGTTCACTAGTTTGATTGACTGTCCATTGTGATGTGCGACGTAGCCTTCGGGGTGTGTCTCTTTCCCGTTGATGTGATGCTCAAGTGGATTGTGTTGCTTCGAAGCTTTGTTCAACCCATTCACGAGAATATCTTTAGCCGCTTGAATGTGGTGGTGAATCTTCAAAGCATTGGCAAAGTGCGTTTCATTCGCGTCGTGGTGTGCGAGATCCGCGTTCATCTTCTCAGTCTTAGAAGCTTTAGCCGAGGGCGTCGATACCGCGTCTATGTACTTCTGGTGACGAGCAGCGATGTGAGCCCTTAAACCTTTAGTCGTTGGTTTCGTTCCGTTGCGCACGGTCTGATTGATGTAAGTGGTGAGGTGCTCAGCGTGCTTTCCTACTACGTCATGAAAGTCGTGAGGCATCTTGTCGTGCAGCTCTTTAGCGGCCGCCATGTGCTTCTCAAACTCTGAGCTCTCTTGCTTTGACAGACTCATTTCAGTTTAGCCTCCGGTGAGATGAGATGCACGTCTTTGTGTTGCTTGAAGTTCTCATGGTCGACGTGTGGAGTCGCATGCATATCTTCAAGTGAGCTGCCTTCATACTTCGTGTGAACGGCTACACCGATCTTTGACTTTATAGCCTTCTGACCCTCGGGCGTATTCTTTCTTATTGAATAAGTGATCGTGTTTGGCTTGAAGTGAACATGGGTAGCGTCTTCCTGCCTGTCGTCGTGCGAGTGCATGAAGTCCCCCTGATAGATGCCCTTCTTAGGTGTAACCTTGGGAAGGTGCTCGAGCGCCTGCTTCAGCTTGTGCGCGAGTCCCGGCGAGTGACCGTGGTTGCGATCGATGTCTTCGTGGCTGTAGTTGATCTTTGGGTTTTTGTTGAACGCCGACTTAGAAGCGACGAAGAACTTACCGGTCTTAGGGTGGCGACCAAACACTACAGACGGTGAACCGTCGAGCTTAGTCGTTATGTGGGAAGAACTCTTCTGACCCTTCAGCGCTTTGTGAACGTCGTGAAGTGCGTGGAAAGCGTGTGTAAATCCAGCAGCAGATGTAACCGCGTTGTCTTCTGGATGCTCAAGGTGCTTGAGCTTCGTTCCGGCTTGTTCAATCAGAAAGTCAGAAAACGTCTTCATTGCGCAGCCAACTTCTTGAGACCTGATCCAAGTGAAGAGCTTCCGACCATGTTGGTGTAAGGCGATGAGCTTTTGTTCTTTATGCTCAGCTTGGCGATCGAGTGCTTATTACCTTCGTGATCGTGGGCATGGATGTGAATGTACATTCCTTTGTGCTCAACGCTGAAGTGTTTGACTTTAGACATCGCGTTGTCAAAGTCTTCTTTAGGATTGCTGACGTCGGTCTTACCAGTCTTAGGATTGTGATGAACCTTCATCATAGGAGTTTCGGTGCCGTGTGAAGCCGTAAGCTTACGAACTACTTCAGTCATACCCGCGTGATCATTCTTTGCGAGCTTTGAGAAGTGATTGGCCAAGTGACCGGCGATCGCAGAGCGGTGCTCAAGGCTCGTCTTGCTGGCAAGATCTGAAGCGGCTTTAGCTTTCGAACCTTTAGCGCCGGAAGCTATTTCTTTGAATTCTTTGTGTCTCTGCGCGTTTGAAGTCGACTTAACGTGCGGAGCCATGATGGAGTGTATTGCTTCGTGGTGAGCGTCGATGAGCTTCTGAAGGTGTTCGTGCTTCATGCCCGACATCGATGCGAGGTCTTTCATTCCGGGTGATCGCGCACCCGGCGCCGAGCCGTACTTTGCGCTGATGCCGTGATGCTCTTTACCGTGCTTATAAACGAGATCGGATTGGTTGCCTGCGTCGTTCTTACCCGTCGTTTTGCTTACTTGACCTTCGACTGAAGTCCAGTGAACTTCTGAAGGTGCGTGCTTAGTCTTCGCCAAGTATTCTTTGGCAGCTTTAGCCGCGTGTCCTGAAACTTTCTCGTATTCGTCGTGACCCAAGCGATTCCTTAGATCGGATGCGACGGCTTCAGGACTTCTTCCGGTTTCATCGTTATGGTGTTTAGGGTACTGCTGCTTAGGATGCAAGTTCTTCGCCAGCTCAAGCTCGAACGCTTTACCCTTGGCGTCGGCTATCTCACCCGCTCCACCGGCTTCCGTTATGTATTCTACGAATTCTTTGAAAAGTTGCATGGATGTCTCCTGATCTTATTCTTTATTTATAACATCGTCAAAAACAAGGGTAGACCCAAATGTCTTCTTCAGAGACCAGTTTCTCTCGACACACCAGTAACATATGCCACACTCAGGAATAGGATCTTCGGCCCTGTATCTCCATCCCTTTTCAAATTCTTCTATGTTAGTTTCACAGCTCCTCGTCGTGTCAAACAGATCGAGCCAGTCGTTCTGAATGTACTGATCGACGACCCAGTCTTTCTCGACGAGAAGAAGAGGCCTAAAGACGTACTTCCCTGAGTAGTTCAGTCTCTCGACCATGTCTTCTTCGCGTGGGTCGTCCCTGACCTGCATCCTCCACGGGTGATCTTGTAAGTCCCTAGAGTTCTTGGTTCGACCATGAAACACCGCGCCGACGTCGTCGTTGTAGAAGCAGTGAAAGTCGTTGAAGCTTCTAGTGGTTATTGACGACGCGCTCTTGTTGTCTTCAGTCAAGAAGCCGATTGCGGCGTGCTCAAGCTCAGGTGCGATGAAAGGCTTGTGCTGCTTATCTACGACATCTGGAAACATCGACTTTATCTTTTCAAACACCGCTTCGCCTATGAATGGCTGCCACGGACGATTGCTCCAACACCGAATGAAGCTTATGGCGTCGACTTTAGTCTCCAGCTCATTGTCTTGTATGATCTTACACAGGGCAGCCATGAGCAGAGCGCTGTCGGCACCTCCCGATAAGTTTATACAGATTCGCTTCCATGAGAACGACATGGGTATCGGAAGGCCACCGAACTCGTAGAATTCAGGATCAACGTCGTCAGTCCAAAACTCATTGTACTGACGTATGGCGTCTTTAACTAAAGACATCTTTCATCTCTGGAAACGTTTCTTCAAAGCTTATTCCGCGCTGCTTGTCGCACAGCTGAAGAAACTCTCTAGTCTCCGGCAGGCGAACGCTCCAGTCCTCGGCTTCCATGAAGTCAAGGATGCTGTATAGAGTTTTGATGCCGTACTTATTGTTTCGCCACTCGTCGAAAGTGATGTCGTCCCTGACGCCTAGCTTCCAGTTCGCTTCCCACCAAGGGATGAACTCTTCGTACTTCTTTCTGATCTCGGCCTTGAACCACTTAGGTAGAACCTTGACGTTGAGGTGCGCGGGATGATAGACGAAGTGGAAGTTGACTCCGCCTCCGGTCTGCGGCCAGACGTTTATCTTTTGGAACTTCTGCTCGAGCTTCCACTTGATAAAGTCGGGTATGTAGTAAGCGTTTAGGAACTGCACGGAGCAGGCGATCGTCACTTCCGTGTTATCCGGAGTCTCTTTGTCAAGGATGTGAAAAACTTCCTGAGTGCGTTCCCACTTCGACGGATAGCGGATGTACTCGTTTCTCGCAAAGATGTCGTCAACCGAGTAGTGAAACCTAACGAGCTTGAATTCTTTCCATAGATCAAATAGATCCGGTCGCCACTCAACGGCGTTCGAGTTATATCTGATCTCGAGATTCTTGGCGTGACCGAGCTCGATGCACTTCTCCAATATACTGTAGTGTTCCTCGATGATGGTGCTCTCACCTCCAGCGAAGTAGACTTGCTGCATGTTTGGTATCTGTTCGTAGAATTGATCCCAGAACTTTGTGTTGTTCTTGTGCCAGTTATAGGATGATCCATTGAACGATCCTTTGTTGTTCCATGTCATGTTCTGTTTAAGAACTGGATTCTTCACCTTTGGAAACATCTCTTGGTGATCCTTGATCCAGCCCGAGCTGTCGTGCGGGCTGCACATTACGCAGGCGAGCTGACACTTAGTACCAAAGCGAAGGTCGATGTATATCAACTCAGGCGGAACGGATCCGTCCCACTCAGTGTTGTCGATGAGTCGCTCGATGTCGACTCGCTTCGACCAGTATTCGGTTTCCCACTTGCGCTTGCTGACGTAGCCTGCGGCTTCTTCTTTGAAGCACTTCAAGCACGACGGCGGCTTTTCTCCGTCAAGCATCTGCAGGCGAACGTTCTTCATGTAGCTGGAGTTCCAACTAGACAAGAAGTCAGATACGTTTAAGTTGTTGGGCTTACCGTCTTCGGTCTTGAGGATGCCGACCTGCCCGCCGTGAACCTTGTCGTTCGTTGGTCCCACTGAAGACGCGTTTGCAGTACAGCACACGCGCATCGATCCATCGGGTCGTGTGCTAAGGTGAATCCATGGAAGGATGCAAAATGTATCAGACGGAAGCTTCTTTAACGTATTCATTGAACCTATGATCTAACTCAGTAATGCGGGTCTTTCTGACCCTGTCTAAAGTCGCGGCGAATCTTTTGAAAGATTCATGTGCCGTTGGATTGAATGTTGCGTTTTCCAGTATCTTTACGAGCTCAAGACTACCAATGTCTCTGAGACTCTTCATATTTAAGGAGTTGAGAGCGTCTTCGATGTGCTCAGGAAGAACTGAGTCTAAGCTCGTTACGACGTCGTCGGAGTCGTCGAAGTTGACTTTGAAATTGTATCCACTATACCAGAGATCATGAAACCAGTCTATCAATGGGTTGAGAGAGAAGATGTTAAAGGGTGTTAACACGACGTTGAAGCTGATCTTAGACTTCGACGATTTGATGAAGTTTAAGATGTTCTTTTCTGTGTTCTTCCATCGACCGTTCGTGCGTATGTAGTCGTAAGTCTCACCGACTGCGTCGACGCTGAATGTAACTTCGAGCTTATCGAACCTGTTGAGAAGACTAATAAAGTTTGGATTGAGGCTCGTGCCGTTTGTGGTTATCTTGAGCGTCGGCTTCTTCTTTAGGTTTGAAGCTACGTTGATGAAGTCCCAGACGCCAGGATCGATAGAAGGTTCGCCGCCGAGGATCTTTACTTTGACTAAGTCGAGCTTGCTTATGTAGCGTATCATCTTATCGTTTATGTCGAGCTCAGTCTTAGGAGCTCCGTACCACTCAGCTAACTCCGGATTATGTTTAACCTCGCTTTCAATCGAGCTAGACGCAGATGAACCGCACATCCTACACTTGAGGTTGCACTGATTCGACGGTCTATAGTCAAGGATGAGCGGGTCTATCGGATGTAAACCGGTGATGTCAGGTCGGCCGACTGAGTCGTACTCACTGTTCCAATAGTCTACGTCGCTGCTCAAGCTGGAGTTGACGCGCTTCGCGCAGATTGAGCAGCTGTCTGGAAACTTGCCGTTGAGTAAGTCTCTGCGAATTCTAGATAAGTCTTCGCCGGACCAGAATTCCTCCGGTCCGGCGCTGTCGAACTTCTTTGATACACAGCATGGAGCGTACCCACCCCTAGTGGATGCGTACAACCCAATGAACGGAGCGTAACAAAGAGGCTTCACTCAGAACTTGACTGTCAAGCCGCCGGTGACTGCGTCGCCGGTTGCATTGAAAGAGGTGTCGTACGAGCGAGTAACCTTAGCAGAGACTGCATAGGTGTCGTTGATGTCGTACGTCACACCGGTTCCGATCTGGTGGCTTTGGTAACCGTACGATGCCGTATCGATCGCCGAGCGGAAGCGATACTGAGCGGCGTTGATCGTGAATGAACCGATCTTATAGTCGGCGTTGCCGTATACTGCGTAGTAAGGGAAGTTGCCCGTGTCTACGAAGCGCTGACCAACGCCGGCTTTACCCGAAACAACGACGCCTGCCATCGCGGGAAGTGCGTAGCCGACTTGAGCTTCAATGTTCTGCTTGAGGTTCGCGCTTGCAGCTTGTGTCGTCGATGCAGCTGCACCTACGCTGAAGCCGTTGCCGAGGTTCTTCTTGTAAGAAACACCGTACGCGTCGTTAGACTTTGCACCGAAGTTGGTGCCGAGGTCTTGACCATAAGTGACAGTCAAGCTGTCGGTGCTCGACTTAGCCGCTGGAGCAGCAGCAGCTGCAGCTGCTGCTTCAGGCGCTTTCTTCTTGTTAGGAAGATCCGTGGCGTAAGCCGACGTTGCAGCAAGCAACGCTGCGATAACGATATACTTCTTCATGTTTTACTCCTAGTTGTGGGTCAGCCTTCAACAATCAAGTTCTCTTGCGTGAGATTATGTTTTCTCGCCCAGAGAACGACCAACCCGATTGCACGACCGTGGGCTTCGATTTCCCATGGCGTATCCCAATAGTCGACTTTACTCGTGTCGACTTCTTTTCCGTTGAACTTATAAACCTTAGGTTTATGTACGAGCTCGTAGTACTCGCCTTTAGCCCACTGTTTCACGTGAACTAACTCGTGGGCGATACTATTTAACAAAAGGTTAATTTTTTGTTTGGGTTCGACTTGAATCGTGAACTCGTTACCCCTGCGGTGCTCGTCTTCCCATACGCAGTTGGCGTACGTGTTTTCTTTGTCGAACAATCCCTCGACGAACTGTACTCTGATCTTCATCTTCGCCTGCTTTGGCTTGGTGAAGAACTTATCTAAGATGTACTCAGCGAGTGACCTGCTGTACTTCAGTGCTTGCTTATCAACGAGCTTCGTGTTCTTAAATGTAATCATGGCGTGATTAAATCTAAATCCTTGAGTGATGGACAGATGCGTGTGAGTTCATACCAGCAGTCGATGGCTACC